ACCAAGGCCGTGGTGGTCTGAGCCTGATAACCCCCCGCGAAGGGCTGGCACCCCGAACTGCCCGGCCCGTCCCGCAAGGGGCGGGTTGTCAAAGGCCCCGCACCTGGAGCTTTTGACAACCCCATAGCCGACACCGACTTTTAAAGACATGGCACTCGCCGACTACCAGCAGCTCGTGAAAGACATGGTGTCCGACCAGGACGCGGTCATCACACCCGACGTGCTCGATCGCGCGATCGAGCAGGCACGTGTGCGCTACGGCACCGACTTGCCGCGCGAGCTGCAGGGCGATGTGACCTGGCCCGCGCTGGGCGTGTTCGGTCCCGTGCCCGTCGACTGGGACGATGCGTCACGCGTGCTGCACGCCATGTACCCCATAGACACGCGTACGCCGGTTTACGTGGACGCCTATAAAGACCCGGCCGGGGTGTGGGGGCTGGAGTCTTTGAGCGCCCTGCCCGCAGGGGCTGTGGTGCGCGTGACGTACACCGCTCCGCACCTGCTCGATGCGGTCGCGGACACCATCTCGCCGCAACACCGCCTGCCCGTGGCGCAATACGCGGCCTTCCTGCTTTGTCAGCAGCTTGCCGCGCGCTACAGCGGTGAACGCGAGACGGCCGTGGGCGCCGACGTGGCCCGCACCGAAAGCCGCGCTCGCGCCTACTCGGCCCGCGCCAGGGAATACCGCGCCGCCTACTACCAGGGCACGGATCAGGCCGACCCTTTCGCCGCGCCCGGCGCGGCCGCTGGCGCCCAGACGGGTGCCGCCGCCGTGGCGAGCTGGCCGGTGCGCAACCCGCGCTACACATTGGTGCGCAGGAGCGTGCTGTGAGCAGCCAGCATCTGTCCCTTTCCGGCCTGGATGCGCTGGTGCGTGGCTTGGCGCAGGCGTCCGAATTCACACATCGCGAGCTGCTGGGCACCATGACGCAGGCCACGCTGCTGGTCGAGCGCGAGGCCAAGGAAAACACCCCAAAGGCGACAGGCATGACAGCCGCCAGCATCGCCAGCGACGCCTTTTCCACGCCCGTGGGCGTGATCGGCACGGTGGGCAGCTCGCAGCCCACGCTGACCTTCCTGGAGCTGGGCACCCGCCCGCACATGCCACCCGTCGAGGCCCTGGAGCCATGGGTGCGCGCGGTGCTGGGCGTGGAGCCCAAGCGAGCGCGCAGCGTGGCCTACCTGGTGGCCCGCAAGATCGCCCGCAAGGGCACCAAGGCCCAGCGTCCGCTGGACAAGGCCATCGCCGCCACCGAGGGGCAGGTGCTGCGCATGTTCGAGGACGCGGCGGGCCGCGTGGCCGCCCACCTGGCCGGGGGTGCGGCATGAGCACGCTCAGCGCACACCGCGCCGCCATCGCGGCCGCCCTGGCCTCGGTGCCTGCCATAGGCATCGTGCACGAGCGCGAGCGCCATGCGCAGAGCAACGGCGCTTTTCTGGCTCTGTATGTCTACACGCCGCCGGCGGGCAGCACGCCCCAAGAGCCTCACATCCGTGGCTGGTGGCTGCGCAGGAGCGCCACGGCCGAGCACAGCCCCAACCTGCACCGCCACGTGAACGTGCACACCTGGACGGTACACGGCTACCTGGCGTTTCGCGATGCGGACGCCACCGAGCTGGTGCTCGATGACCTGGTGGAGCAGTTTCGCGCCGTGGTGCGCGCCGACCCGACTTTTGGCGGTGTGTGCCAGCCCGGCCCGCTGGCTCTTGACGACGCCGCCGACGGCGTGCAGGTGCTGGATGCGGGGCCGGTTGTTTTCGCGGGAGTGCTGTGCCACTCCGTTGTTTTGCAACTCAAGACCTGGAGCTATCTGTGACGCTATCTGTGACCACCAAGAAGGCACCCCATGCCGACACCCATGACGGCGCGCCCGCGTCGCAAGAAAACGAAGGGCCGCAAGCCGCGCAGCCGCCCGTACCCGCCACTGCCGCCGCTGGCGCTGGAGCTGATGCCGCCATGGCTGATGCCCAGGCGAGCGCCGCGACCCAGGCGCCGGCGCGTGACGAGCACACCGGACGCGGCGGCCTGTATCGACGCAACCCGGACGGCACGCGAGAGCTGATCGAGCGCACCCAGCGCGGCTGATTCGCCACCCGTTTCATCCATTCATCAGGAGCCAATGGCCATGTCCAATCCGATTTTCATCAACCAGACCGTCATCCTCGCCAAGGTCGAGACGGTGAAGGGGACCGATGCGGTACCCACCGGCGCGCTCAACGCCATCCTCGTGAGCGACGTCACGTTTACGCCTCTCGAAGGCGACGAGGTGGAACGCAACAACATCCGTCCTTACTTCGGCGATGGCGGTAGCACGATGGTGACGCAGTACGCCAAGCTGTCGTTTTCCGTTGAGGCGGCGGGCGTGGGTACCGCTGGCGATCTGCCGGGCTACGAGGCGCTGCTGCGCGCGGCGGGCTGTGCCGTGACGACGACGGCTGGCGTGGACGTGCGCTTCGCGCCGGTAACCGATGCCATGGAGAGCGTGACGATCTACGTGGCCGTAGGCCGCAACTTGCAGAAGCTCACGTCGGCCATGCTGAACGTGAAGCTGGCCGCCGATGCCAAGACGATCGCCAAGTTCCAGTTTGAGGTGACGGGCACCTACCAGGAGGCCGCCGATGCCGCGGCGCCTGCCGGGGTGACCTACGCGAAGTTCCAGGACCCGTTCGGCGTGAACAAAGTCAACACCACGCTGTCCCTGCACGGCACGTCCGTCGCCGCCAGCGCGTTCAGCTTTGACTTCGGCAACGCGGTCATCAAGCGCGACCTGATCAATGTGGACACCGTGGAGATCACGGGCCGCAAGAGCACGGGCAGCGTCACCTTCGACAACACCCTTGTTTCCGATAAGAACTGGGTGGAGCTGGCCCGCACGTCCACGCGTGGCGCCATCGCGCTCAAGCACGGCCCCGGCGCCACCAACGTGATCGAACTGAACGCCACCAACGTGCAGTTGGGCAAGCCCACGTTCGGCGAGTCGGACGGCATTCAGCAGATCACGGTGCCGCTGCGCTTCGTGCCGACCTTGGGCAATGACGAATGGGAACTTGTGGTGCGCTGATCGCGCATCGCTTGCCGTACTCAACCAAACCTCATCAATAAAAGGAGGCCGCATGGCCGTCAAAATTTCCGGCGTCAAGCCCACCATCACCTGCCCCGCCACGCTGTACCTGCCGGGCGATGGTGGCGCATTCGTGATTCACAACTTCGAGGTGCTCTTCAAGCGCCTGACGGCGGACGAACGTGACCGGCTGCATGAGCAGTTCACCGTGGGCACCACGGTGGGGGAATCTGCAGCCGCATCGGATGGTGCCCCGGCACCCGCGCCCAAGCGCCTGAGCAACGCTGAGCTGCTTGACCAGATCGTGCAGGGCTGGGGCGGCATGTTCGATGAGCACGGCGCGGCAGTTCCCTACAGCCACGAGGAACGCAAGGCCACTGAGCAGGCGTTTCCAGGCCTGGAGCAAGCCATGGTGGTGAGCTGGTACGACAACCTGTTTGTGCACCAGCGCGAGGCTGCGCGAAAAAACTCGCAGGCGCCGTCCGTCACTACCTCGGCCGAGACGACGCGCGCCGCCACGTAGTCGATGCGGACCTGCGCGCGGATGCGGCACTGCTGGGCGTGGACCTTGACCGGCTCATCGCCCCGCAACTGCAACGCGAGCGTCCCGAGGACTTCGAGCTGTGGCCCGAGCACGCCGAGGCTTGGGGCGTGTACCTGGGCTGCGGCACGCAATGGGTCAAGTCGGTGGGCTTGTGGGGCGTGGTGTGGGAAGGCTTGAACTACCCAGGCGTGGAAGTGGTGATGCGCCGCTACGGCGTGCCGCCCGAGCGCGAGAGCGAGGTGTTCGCGCAGCTGCAGGTGCTGGAAGAAGAGACGGTGAAGCTCAGAAACGAGCGCAAGAAATGACGGACCGGATCAGTCCGCGAGCAGGCAGTACAGCAGCCAGGCGGGCACGGCCAGCACGGCAAGGGCCACCCACGCCAGCACGGCCGCCGGCTTGGCAACCAGCAGCAGCAGCAGGACGGGGAACCAGAAGCCGGTCAGGAACTTGAACATGCGGGGACTTTAAAACAAATGAGCGCGGTACGCCAGGTGGGCATCAAGATGGTGGTGGACGCTCAGTCGGTGACGACTGAGACGGCCCGCGCCGCGCGCGAATTTGTGCAGATGGGCGCCGGTGCCGAGCAGGGCGCGGCGCGCACCACGCGCAGCCTGGCGCAGGTGAGCATGTCGGTGCGCGACATCGTGCAAGGCGCCGCCGGGCTGCACATCGTGGGCAAGGCGATCGACGCGATCAGCAATGCCATCACGTCGTTGCCGCGCGAGGCGTTCAATTTTTCGAAGAACCTGGAGGCGAGCCAGGTCGGCATGGCCGGCATCCTGGGCAGCATGACGGCCATCAACGGCCGCCAGACCGACTACAACCGGGCGCTGCAGATCTCCAGCCAGTACATCCGCCAGCTCAATGACGATGCGCTGCGCACCGCC